ACGCATCCCCTCCGCTTAGTATTGCGTGAGTGATTCCGCTATCTTTTTCAGCGGAACCGCTACACGAAGAAGCGGAGGGGAACGCATCCCCTCCGCTTAGTATTGCGTGAGTGATTCCGCTATCTTTTTCAGCGGAACCGCTACACGAAGAAGCGGAGGGGAACGCATCCCCTCCGCTTAGTATTGCGTGAGTGATTCCGCTATCTTTCAGCGGAACCGCTACACGAAAAAGCGGAGGAGAACGCATCCCCTCCGCTTAGTATTGCGTGAGTGATTCCGCTATCTTCAGAGGGCGGACAGACGCGTGCCAAGGAAGTATTCTAGACGCTTAATTTCCTTGAACGCGCGCGAGTAAACGGCGAACCGTTCGCCGTCCTTGCGCTTGCGAGTGCCACTCACTCCGCCCCGTCCATCCGTCGCAACCGGGCGCCCCGAGCGGTCATAAATTGCCAGCGTCTCCACCGTCTCGCGCTCCCTCTCAGGACGGGAAGAGAGGACGGGGAGCGGGGCGGAATCCTCTCCCCGAGCAAGGGCAAGCGCGCGCGCTTGCCAAGCGTCAACTCTCCGGAGGAAAGCGGAGGCTGAGCGGACAAGATAACCGTTGCCACCCTCCGCTCGCGCGCGGATTGCCGCGCGCAGACGTTCCGCGCGGAGGCGGATTTTCGTTTCCGTTAGGGCAAGGGCGGTGTCCTCAGGCGTAGTCTCCGCGCTTACTTGCATTTCAATCCGCGCGTCCCGAGCGTGCCAAGGATTGATCCACACGCCAACGGTGAAGACCGGTTCAGAGACAGGCGCGCCCGCGTCAAACTTGGCAGGAAGGTCTTCCGTCGCGACCTCGCGCGCCATCTTTCGTAAAGCGCGATCGCATGCCTTGTGCGCGGCGCGCCACACCTGCAAAGGGAAAACAGACACGAGAGAGTGGGGCTCAATAGGACCGATGAACGACGCGCGCTTGTGATACCCCGCGCGCACGAGCGCGAGGCGGGCGGAGAGGGCGGAGAGGGCGAAGGGGAAGCGCGCGCAAATAAGCGCGACGGCTTCCCCCGCCGCGCTTTCCGCCTCCGTCACCAACTCCGCGCGGAGGGCGAGGGCGCGCGCGTCCTTCCGGCCGCGCTTGTCGGCGACGGCGACGGCGAGCGAGCGGAGGGCGCGAGGAAGTAGGGTTTCAAGGTGCGCCTCGCGCGCAGGGAATCGACGAAGGCTTTTCATCGGGGAAAGCGCGCGCCGCGCTTGTGCGTTGCGCTCATGCGTCAAGAGGGCGCGCGCAATGGTCGCGCCTTCGTTCTGAGTTTGGGTCTGGGTGTTCATGGTTATTTGAGCCGGGCGGAATTGCCCGGGACCGATACCTTACCCGATGCCCCGTCCCGCGTGAAGCACAAAAAACAGGCTCTAAATCGTTCACTTACGCTTACTTATGTATAATTAAGTGTATCCACAAACCGGATACGAAAACGCCCAAATCCCTACCATTCAGCGACTTGATCCTGGGCCGTGGTGGCGCCGGAAAATGGCCTAAAAACGGAAGAAGCGCCACCCGAGAAAACGGGCGGCGCTTCAACTCAAATAACCACAGCAGGATACCACTCCAGACTGCGGAGTCCGCACCGTGGTGGCCGGAGAGCGAAACGTCAAGGGGCCGCGCATAGGTGAATCCCCCAAGGGGTTACCCGAACTGCGCCCGATCAAAGAACGGCACGGCAAAACACTTGCGGTAAACAGGTGTAACCGACGCAACCTCCCTTCCCACCAACGACTTCCGCAGCGATTTTACGCCTTACACCTCTTTCTCTTAGTTTACTGAACTGAAGAAGAATAAATATATACAGAAGGCCAAAAGCGCACCGCCAACCCAGAGAAACTTGGAACTGCCGAAAAGGCGTAAAGGCGTAGAAGCCGCTAACCCATCAACGACTTCCGACATTACACCTGTTTTCGAGGCGTAAAGCCCGGCCCAGACTCTCAGAAATCTTTCGCGCCAAAGCTCCGGTTGACGGTTCCGGCATTTCCAAATGCCACGCCGCAAGCCTGGAACCGTCCCCCGGTTCGCCAAAAGCCAAACCGAGCTCGGGGGCTACCTTGCCCCTCCCCGTGACCGGAAAATCATTCAGCAAGCCCTGAAGCTGGAAGGGAACCCCGGCCGGTCGAAGGACGGCCGCTACGAGATTGCCGAGTGGCAGGCCTTCATCAACGCCAACTTCGGCAGCCTGATCGACCCGAACGTCGGTAGCGGCTCCGACAAGTCGAAGCTGGAGATGGAGAAGCTGAAACTCCAGAACGAGAAGCTCCAGTTCGAGCTCCAGGTCCGCCGCAAGGACTACACCCTCAACACCGAGATCGAGCAGTCGGTGGGCAAGATGGTCGTGAAGGCCCGCCAGCAGCTTCAGGCCATCCCCGCGCGCATGGCCCCGCAGCTCATTGGCCTCACCCGCGAGGTCGACATCGAGACCCGCCTCCGCCGTGAGATCGACGAGGCCCTCCAAGCCCTCTCCACGAGCCCCCTGTGAGCACCCCTGCCCCCGCCTACGACCCGGTCGCCAAGGCCGCCACGTTGGCTTGGAAGCCCGCCGACCGCCGTCCGCCGTGGCAATGGGCCGAGGACTACTATGTCCCGCCCGTCTCGGCCCTCTCCGCCGGCGGCAAGTGGCGCAGCGAAACCTCCCCGTGGGTGCGCGAGGTCATGGAGACCTTCGCCGACAACTCGATCCGCCAGATCACCGTCCTCTGCTCCGCCCAGTCCTCGAAGACGGAGACCATGCTGGCCCTCCTCTCCTGGATCGTGGCCGAGGACCCGTCCCCGACCATGTGGATCACGTCGTCGGAGGACGAGGCCCTGAAGTTCTGCAACGAGCGCCTCATGCCCGCTCTGCGGTCGTGCCCGCCCGTCGCCTCCTCCATCCCCGACGACCGCACCTTGGCGAAGACGACTGAGATCCTCTTCCCGACGATGATGCTGGAGGCGGTCGGCGCCAACGCCAAGGCGAAGCTCCAGAGCCGCCCCCGCCGATTTCTCCTCTGCGACGAGGTGCGCAACTGGCCCGCCTGGGCGCTGCCGATGGCCAAGGCCCGCGTCACCACCTTCTGGAACAGCCGCATCGTCATCCTGACCACACCGGAGAAGGAGCGCGACACCGTCCACAACGAGTTTCTGAACGGCGACCAGCGGCACTACCACGTCCCCTGCCTGAACGAGGCCTGCGACTACTCCGGCCCGCTCGACTGGGCGAACATGAAGGCCGCGCACCCGACCGAGACCGACGCGACCGGCCGCCCCCGCTGCGTGAAGTGGTCGGACGTGCTCGGCGCCAAGACTCCCGACGGCAAGTGGGACTTCGACAAGCTCGCCCCGCACGTCCGTTACGTCTGCCCCCGCTGCGGCCACCTCCACCAAGACCGCCCGGACATCCGCCGCACGCTCGCCGACCGCGGTCAGTGGGTGCCGCACAACCCCAGCGCCCCCGCCGAGCGCCGCAGCTACACCTGGAACGCCCTCCTACCCTACTGGATCAAATGGTCGGCCCTCGTGCAGCAGTTCGTCCAGGCCGAGATCGCCAACGACTACGGCGACTTCGAGCCGCTGAAGGCCTTCATCACCGAGAAGCTCGGTCAGCCCTGGACCGACCGGATGCGCTACGGCAAATCCGACAGCTACATCGACGACCGCGTCGTCGACTTCAACGACGCCACCCTGCCGCCCTTCGTGCCCGCGCGGCGCTTTATGATGGTCGACGTCCAGGGCAAGGGCGGTCGGCACTTCTACTGGGGCGTCTTCGACTTTGCCCAGGGCGGCGCCCACCGCGCCGTCGCCTGGGGCAAGGCCTGGAGCGTCGAGGAGCTGCGCGCCCTCCAGACCACCTACCACGTCCCCGCTTCCAACGTCGGCATCGACAGCGGCCACTGGGCCGCGGAGGTCTACCGCTACATCCTCGAGAGCGGCCAGCTCCCCGACGGCAACTACGCCTGGAAAGCGATGAAGGGCGACAAGGCCCCGCACTACACCCTCGCGCTCGGCGACGGCAAGACCCTGCGCCTGCCCTACACCTGGTCCTTCGTCGACCCCTACCTCGGCAGCGAGCAGGCGGGCCGCGCCGCCCCGCTCCGTCAGCTCCTCTTCAGCAAGTCCTCCATGCTCGACCGCGCGGAGGCCTGCATGCGCGGCGTCGGCCCGCGGTTTGAGATCAATGGCAACGGCGATGACCTCCACGAGTTCAAGATGCAGCTCACCGCCTACGAGCGCCGGGACAACGAGAAGGCCAACGGCGTGATCGAGACCGAGTGGGTGCAGAAGCGCCCCGACGATCACTGGGGCTCGTGTTTTGACCCCGAGACTGAGGTGCTTACCCGCGACGGCTGGAAGAAGTGGACCGAGGTGAGCCACGACAGCCTTTTCGCGACGGTGAACCTGGACCGCGACCAGATCGAATACCACCGCCCCGAGGCCCTCATCGCTAAGCACCACGACGGTCACCTGCTCGAGTGCAAGCACCGCGCGATGTCGTTCGCGGTCACGCCCGACCACCGCATGGTCGTCGAGGAGCGTCGGCATTTCCGCGACGAGTTCGGCACGCTCCGCCAACGCTTCGTCGACTCAATCAAGCGCGCCGATGAGCTCACCCTTTGGGACCGCATCAAGGTCACGGCGTCCGTGTGGGAGGGCGATGGCCTCACTGGGCCAGTTCAAATACCCGCCACCCGCTGCATGAAAGCGACGGAAGTGGATCGCGAGGTGTTGGCCCGATTCCTCGGCTGGTTCACCGCGGAGGGCTGCCTATACCGACGTCGGGACGGGTCGAGCCAGACCGACGTGTCTCAGAAGGTCGGCACCGTCCGCGATGGCGCGCTGTGGCGCGAAACCCTCAGCCGGCTCCCGTGGAAGTTCAGTCGCAATAAGCGCGGCACCTATTACGCCGGAAACCAGCAGCTCACCGCGCTCGTCTCCGAGTGCGGTCATCTGGCCGAGAACAAGCGAGTTCCGCAGTGGATCAAAGATGCCACCCCCCGCGTCATCTCTGCCTATCTCGCGGGCCTGTTTCTCGGGGACGGCCACTTGGGCAAGAAGCGCCTTCTCTCCACCACGAGCAAGCAGCTCGCGGACGACACGGCCGAACTGCTTCTGAAGGTTGGCCTCACCTCGCGCACGGTCGCGATGCCCGAGGGCGTCTGGAACATCGCTGGGCGCTCCGGCGTGGCTCTACCCCACTACCGGGTAACAGTTCGCAACATCCCTCACGTCCTCCTCCGCGACTGCAAGAACAAGTTCCTCGTCGAGAAGGTGCCCTACTCCGGCCCGGTCTACTGCGCGACGGTCCCCAACGGCACTTTGATCGTCCGCCGCAAGGGATTCCCGAGCATCGCCGGCAACTGCCTCCGAATGGCCCTCGCCGCCGCCTGCGCCACCGGCCTCATGGAGATAACAACTCCTAACAATCGCTCTTGACACTGAGTCTCGTTCTCAGCGGTCTATCGTCCCGATGCCGCTGCATGAGAACTCCCGGGAGCTGGCCACCGAGTTTCCTTACGACGAAGTCGATGAGGAGCCGCCCCAGCCCACCGCCAATCACGCCGCCGAGTCGCTCGAGTTCGCTCGCAGGCTCGTGAGTTACGTCCGCTCCCAGCCTCGCGCCCGCCTGACGGTCGACTGCCTCTACCTCGCCCTCGGCGATGCCGAACTGGAGGGCGAGACCATGACCACCGTAGGCGCCCGACACGGCATCACCAAAGCCGCCGTGTCTAAGCGTGTCGGCAAGATCCGCGCCGACCTCCACCTCCCCCTGTCGTTCAACAACAAATCCGCCCATGCAAGCCGCCAATACGCTCTCACCAACCGCAGCCCCCTCCGCCTCGATCGCGCCGCTCCCGGAGGGCGTGATCCCCGAACGCAACGGCCTCGTCATCCCTGACGGCCTCAGCTACGACGACTGGATGCGCGTCGGCCGCGCCGTCGTCGACGTGAACCGCATGGCGACCTGGGCCATCGGTGATTGGCTGGTCTACGGCAACGACCGCTTCCGCAAGAGCCACTGGGGCGACCGTGAGCCGTCCGAGCTCTACGCCGACATATCCGAGAAGACCGGCCTCGCCGAGCAGACCCTCCGCAATGCCGCCACCGTCTGCCGTCGGCTCCCCATTTCCCGACGTCGGGACCACGTCACCTTCAGCCACGCCGTCGAGATCGTTGGCCGCGCCGACCCCGATGAGCACGAGGCCTGGGTCGACTACGTGAGCCAGGGCGGGGTCAGCGTCCGCCAGCTCCGCGACAGGCTCCGCCGCGACCACGCCGAGCACGCCCCCGAGCGGGCCGACGCCGGCACCACCTCGATCTTCGAGACCACGCGCCAGTTCGCGCGCGACTACAATGCCGCGCGCTCGGGCATGACCCCGGTCATGCGCGTCGAGCTCCGCAAGATTCTTGCCCCCATCTTCCGCGACCTCGCATGAACTGGGACCGTCGTTTCAAAGCCGTGTCTCAGTCGGGCCCGCTGGCCGGCCACGTCTTCCGCGTCGTCGAGGTCAATCCGCAGGACATGGTCCTTTGGAGCGAGGTTGGCACGGGTGGCGGCGCGGGCATGACCTGGCGCGGCGATTTGAAGGCGTTCAAGAAGACCTTCACGCTGGCGAGGGTTGGCGCGGGTTGACTCGTGCGCCGAGGCATGTCCCCGGAATGGTATTCGGTCTACCGCAACTACGACGACGCCAAGCTCGACGCCGAGATCACGTGGCTGGAGGGGCAGAGCCGTAACACCTTCAACGCCCAGACCGAGGGCAACCGTTCCTACTCGCGCTCGACCGCGGAGATCCGCGACCGCCTCGAGGCGGCCTACCAGGTCAAGAACGAGCGCAGCCCGAGCAACGGCGTCGGCAACAAGCCCCTGATCCCCGACTTCAGCGGCGTCCGCATCGGAGGTAACTGGTGAACCCGAAGATCGAAGCCCGCCTCGCCCTCATCGAGTTTTCGACCGGGAAACGCTTCACCAAAGTCGTGAAGAACCCCGAGACGGGGCGCACGCGCACCGTCCGCTACGGCCAGGCCGGCAAGGCGGCCGACGGCGGCGACCGCATCCGTCCTGGGACTAGCAAGGGGGACTCTTATTGCGCGCGCAGCGCGAAAATCAAGGGCGACTGGCGCAGCGATCCGAACAGCCCGAACAACCTCTCTCGCCGGAAGTGGAAGTGCCAGGGCAGCAAGTCCGTGCTCTGAGGTTGACGGCGCCACAGAGCCGTGGCCGCCGACACCCGTAAACCGAACTTCCTGGACCGCGCCATCGCGGCCATCGCCCCGACCTACGCCCTTCAGCGTGCCATCGCGAAGGACCGACTCACCCTCTTCGGCTACGACGCCGCCAACCCCGGCATGGCCCGCGGCGGTAGTGGTGGCATGACGAAGAACGCCAGCAGCGAGACCGCCAAGATGGCGCAGGATCGCCTGAAGCTCATCTGGGAGGCCCGCGACCTCGAGCGGAACATGCCCATCGTCCGCTGTGTTCTCGACCGCATCTCCCAATACGTCACCGCCCAGGTCCTCTACCAGTCTCAGTCCGGCGACCCGGCCTACGACTCCCTGATCGAGACCTACTGGCACAACTGGTGCGAGAACACCGCCGACATCACCGGCCGCCGGAACTTCCGCATGCTCGTCGAGCTCGGCTTCCGCTCCGCCCTCCGCGACGGCGACTTCGGCTTCTACTTGGTCCGCAACGGCCCCAAGCTCCAGATCCAGTGCATCGAGGCCGACCGCATCGGCGACCCGAACCGCGTCGCGACGCAGACCGAGGACGACTACGTCCAGGGCATCCGGCTCAACGCCTTCGGCCAGCCCGTCGGCTACGACATCTACAAACGCGACCGGAAGACCACGCGCTACGAGTTCGAGGTCACCGCCGACGCGCAGAACTTCTTCCTCCTTTCCAAGCCGCTCCGCACCGACGAATACCGCAGCGTCTCCTGGCTCGCGCCTATCGTCGGCCCGGCCCGCGACCTCTACGAGATGTTCGCCTTCGAGCGCGGCGCTGCCAAGTGGGCCGCGTCCATCGCGGGCGTCATCACCGTCACCGACCCGCTCGCCAAGGCGGGCGCGGGTAGCGCCGGCCTCTGGGACGGCGTCTCCAAGGACGCCAACGGCAACCCCACCGAGCAGGTCCAGCCCAACAAGCTCCTCCGCCTCAAATCGAACGAGGGCGTCACCCCCTTCAACCCTGGCGCCCGCGCCGCCGGCGCCTTCGCCGCCTACATCGAGGCCGCCCTCCGCGACATCGCGATGGGCCTCAACGTGCCCTTCGGCTTCTTCGACATGAGCCGCTTCGGCGGCGCGACCGTGCGCCTCGAGGCCATGCAGCTCCAGCGCCTCTTCGAGCGTTGGCAGGAGATCCTGGTCACGAGCGTCCTGAACAAGATCAAGCGCGCCGTCCTCTCCAACGCCATCGCCCTCGGCGAGCTCCCCGCTCCGCCCAAGGGCATCAACTTCGACAACGGCCGCTGGCAGTTCGGCAAGCACCTCACCGCCGACACCGGCTACGACACCACCGCGAACCTCGAGCTTCTCCAGGCCGGCCTCAAGTCCGCGTCCGAAATCGCCGGCGAAGAGGGCTACGACTTCGAGGACCTCATCGACCAGATGGTCAAAGAGGCCATCATCGTCCGCGACAAGTGCGCCCAGGCCGGCGTGCCCGTCGAGATGGTCGCGCTCGGCCGATTCCCCGACGCATCCAACCAGCTCGCCGCCGCCGCTGCCGCGGTCGAGCCGCCCCAGCCCACCACCGCCGACATCGGCGACGGCGCCCTCCGCATCCTGGCGGACGTCCTGGAGAAGGTGGCCGGCGGCATCCTCCCCCGCGACGCTGTCATCAACCTGCTCGTCGGCATCTACGAGCTCGATCCTGCGGTCGCCGAGGCGATCGTGCCCGAACCCCAGCCCGTCGCCATCGAAGCCAATCTCCCGCCCGAGCCCAAGCCGCCGGGCGAGTCCGGGGACGGGGCGCCGGTTGACTCCAAGCCGAAGCAAGAATGAACCCGCTCCTCCGCCGTGCCGTCATCGAGTTCCGCGCTCGCCAACCCGAGCAAGAGGAAGGCCGCAGCGTAGCTGGCAAGGTCGCCTCGGTCGTCGCCCCGGCGCTCGTCGTCGGCGGCGTCTACAAGATGTGGGCCGGCGCGGCCCGCAAGAAGGCCTCCCAGAAGGCGCGCTCCGCCGCGATGCGCGAGGCCGAGGCCGCTTCCAAGGAGGCTGCCCGCACCGAGCGCGTCGCCGCCAAGGAGGCGGTCGCCCAGACCCGAATTGCGGCGAAGACCGAGAAGACTGACGCCCGCAACAAGGTGAAGACCGCCGAGTATGTCGGCGGGCTGCGTTCCGCGCCCGCCCCGAAGCCCGCCAAGACCCGCTACGCGGGCGGCGGCAAGTTTGACTACGGCATGACCTACGAGGACACACTCAAGCAGCGCACGCCGGCCCCGAAGACCCGCTACGCGGGCGGCGGCAAGTTCGACTACGGCGTGAAGCCGACGGTCCGGGTCAAGGCCCTCACCAAGGCCCAGCAGGCGAGCCAGGCTGTCCTCCAGCGGTCGAAGTCCAAGGTGGCGAAAACGGTCCGCGTCGGCACCAAGGGGCTCATCGCCCGCGTCACCCCCGTCCAGTTCAACGACCGCCACACCCAGACTGGCGAGTTCCTCGAGAGCGCCGCGCCCCTCACGGTCTATCGCAAGGCCAGCCGCGTCGTGCCTTGGGCCAAGCGCGCCAGCCACGCGGCCGGAGACATCGGCGACATCGCCAGCGGCCGGAAGCCCAAGGACCCCTTCTACAAAAAGAGCTGGTTCAAGAACGCCGTGCTCACCGCAGCGATCGGCGCGCCGCTCCTCGTCGCCAAGGGCCACCGCCGCGGCCGGGCCATCGCCCGCGGGGACGTCCACGCTGACGACGTCACTGGCTGGGACCGCAAGGTCAACGAGCGCCTCGGCAAATCGAAGCTCGCGGGCCGAGTCTCGAAGCTGGTGCCCTTCTCCGCCCGCCCCAACAGGCTTATCATCGCGCTCCGCGCGCACGCCCGTCTGGTGGAGTTCGCCACCGTCGACCCGCTCGAGCGCGGCTGGGACCTTCGCGACGCCCGCGGCCGCAGCGCCCGCGTCTACGCGCCCGGTTCCCGACGTCGGGAGCGCCGTCCGAAGGAGTGGGGCGAGAAGACCGAGAACATCCGCGCCGTGCGCAACGCGGCGCTCGTGACCGCGGCGGGTCTCGGAGGGCTCGCGATCTACCAGGGCCGGACGATTCGCCGGCTCAAATCTCCCAAGCCCGCGGCTGGCGCGATGACCGCCGACGACTTCCGTCGTATGCACCCGCCCAAGCAAGCATGATCTTCTTCACCCTCACCGGCATCCTCTTCTGGTCCCTCGTCGCGATTGTCGTCGGCGGCTGGGCCTTCTGCCACCTCGTCGCCAAGGCCGCGCTCCGCCGCAAGGCGAGGTTGACAAATCCAAAACCCTAACATGGCCCACCCGCTCACCCGCTACACCGACGACGTCCGCGCGTCGCACGACAAACATATCCGCCGCGGCACCTACCAGGATCGCGGTCGCTCGATCGGCGCCGCGATCGGCGCCACCGCGGGCCTCTCCTCCGGCCTGACCGCCAAGAAGATCTACGGCACGAAGGGCCGCCGAGGCGCGCTCGGGGTTGCCGCGCTCACCGGGCTCGGCACCGCCGGCGGTGCGATGGTCGGCGAGGCCGCGGGCACCCTCATCCGTCGCAAGCAGCCTCTCAAAGAATCCAAAAACTTTTCCATGAACACCGTCCCCACCGCCCGTCTCGTCGAACTGAACGCTCACTTCGACTCCCGCCTCAACGAAATCGGCTTCGCCCAGCGTAAGGACGAAGAGAACTCCGGCGCGAAGACCGCGGCCAAGGTCGCTGGCGTCGGCGCTCTCGCGGCCGGCGGCCTCTACGCCCGCGGTCGTCTCGCCCGCAACGGCGGCAAGTGGGGCCGCACCGGCGTCCGCGGCGTTCTCGACGCCGACGGCGGCATGGGCGGGCTCAAAGGCGCCGCCACTTCGGTCGCCTCCGACATCAAGCGCGGCGCCGGCATGACCGTGAACGACGTGAAGGGCGCCGCCGGTGCCCTCCGCAACCGCCTCCGCCCGAAGGCCCCGCTGCTCCTCCAGTAATCTCCACCAGAGAGGTCCGTCCCGAAAGCCCGTCCGCCCTCCCAAGGGTTGACGGGCTTTTTCTTGGCAAATGCCTACGAAGCCCGTCGTCACTAAACCCCGCCTCCGCTCCTCCGATGGCAGCTTTGCCGCTCGCGGCACCCTGACCCCGAAGCTCCTCCGCAAGATCTGGACGAGCCCCACCCTTGCCCCTGCCCCTCTCACCCAGTTCTCCGCCCAGATCTCGCCCGTCGAGTTCTACTCGGATTTCACCGCCGACAAGGTCGACACGACCAACGCGATCATCCGCGGCGTGAGCGTGATGACCTCGGGCCTCGTCGCCCGCGGCCACGACCTCGAGGTCGACGGCAAGACGCTCGACCAGGTGAAGACCTGCGCCGAGTCCAAGCGTCAGGTGCCGGTGAAGATCAATCACAAGTCCGGCGCCGAGGCCGTTTGCGGCTTCCTCACCAACTTCCACCTGGACGGCAACAAACTCAAAGCCGACTGGCACCTCCTCAAGACGCACCCGCAGAAGGACACGATCCTCGAGGTCGCCGAGCGCATGCCCGCCGGCGTCGGCCTCTCCGCCTCCTTCCTCCCGCCCGAGAAGGAAGAGAAGACCAAGAGCGGCAAGAAGGCCGCCCGCTGCTCCGAGCTCCTTTCCGTTGATTACGTCACCCTCCCTGCCGCGAACCCTGACGGAATGTTCTCGGCGAAAGTTGACAGCACCCAAACCGCAACTCCGAACGCTATGTCCTTCACTCCCGAACAACTCGAACAGATCAAGGGTCTACTCTCCGAGGCCGTCGCGCCTCTCACCGAGAAGATCGACGCCCTCGAGGCCCAGCAAGGTCTCCTCGCCAATCCCCCCTCCCTCGAGGAGCTCGCCAACATGAGCGACGAAGAGCTCGCCGGCTACGGCCTCACCGCCGAAGACGTCGCCGAGGCCATCGCGGAAGCCCAATCGGGCGAGTCCGACGAGTCTGAAGAGGTGGGTGAAGTCGAGGCCTCTGGTGAAGGCGAGGGTGAAGCCGCCACCGCCACCGCGGGTGCCGCGACTGCGGGCGCCGCCACCGGCATGTCCGCCGAAGTCTCCAAGCAGCTCACCGAGTTCGCCGCCGAGCTCCGCGCCGCCAAGACCGAGCGCGAGCAGGCCCTCCAGGACGAGCTCATCGGCGAGCTCGCCACCAAGTTCGACGCCCTCGTCGAGCAGAACAAGCAGCTCCAGGAGCAGCTCAAGACCGGCGGCAAGGCCGCCTCCCACGGCGCCGGCACCGTCAGCTTCAAGTCGAAGTCCGGCGTCGTCGTGAACTTCGGCACCAAGGAGCACGGCGAGTTCGAGACTCTCGTCATCGAGCACCTCGAGTCCAACCCCAAGGCTACCAAAGCCACCGCCTTCGCCGCCGTCATCAAGGACGCCCCCGAGGCCTACCGCGACTACCGCGTCCGCACCGGCGGCATCAAGGGCTAACCCCGCACCGCCAACCCTCAAGCGCCCACGACTATGTTCAACTCTCACAATCGCTCCTTCATCGCCTCGGTCGACATCCCGATCTACACCCGCGTCAAGCTCACCACCGCCATCGGCGGTGAGGCCGCGGTCGCCATCGCGGGTGCCACCGAGGACTACATCGGCATCACCGAGACCCCGGTCAAGGCCAACGCCGCGGTCAGCGTCCGCCTGAAGAACTCCGGCGGCACCTGCTACATGACTGCCGCGACCTCCTTCGCCGCCAACGCCGTCGTCTACGGCGTGGCCAACGGCCAGGTCGACGACGTCGCTTCCGGCAACGTCATCGCCGGCACCGCCCTCGTGGCCGCCACCGGCGCCGGCTCGATCGTGGAGGTCCTCCTCCCCTAACGCCCGGATAACAACTCTCAACAACTGACCCGCTCTCACAATGGCTTACCAAAACACCGCCGCCGAAATCCGCCCCGAGCTGAACTCCGTCCTGGAGGAGGCGCTCGCCGCGGACCGCTACTTCATCGGCCTCGACCTGCTCCCGGCCTTCACCGTCGACCGTTCTTCGGGTGAATACCGCAAGCTCACGGTCGACGCCACCAAGCTCCTCAAGTCTGGCGGCGACCTCAAGCGCGGCCCGAAGGGTAGCTACCCCGAGGTCGACTGGACCTGGGCGAAGGACAGCTACCTGACCGTCGACCGCGGCATCGAGCAGAAGATCGACGACGTCGTCGCCGCCGACGTCGCTCACGCTTTCTCGATCGAGGCCCAGGCGTCGAAGCTCCTGCTCCGTCGCGTTCGTCTCGCCCACGAGCAGCGCGTCAAGGCGATCCTCTTCAACACGTCCACGTTCGACTCGGTGAACTCCACCACGGCCTACACCGAGGCCAACCTCGCCACGATGGACGCCCCGGCGGACATCATCGCCGCGACCGACCGCATCCGCGCCCGCGGCGAGGAGTGCAACACCATCGTCATCGGCCGCCAGTCCTGGAACCGCATCCGCCGTTCCGACCGGCTCGCCAAGTTCTTCTTCGGCCAACTCGGCGGCAGCCAGCAGATCACCCCGCAGATGTTCGCCGAGAAGTTCGAGATCCCGAACATCCGCATCGGCGACGCCGTGGTCGACACCGCCCAGGACGGCCAGACCGCCTCCCTCAGCCGCATCTGGACCCCCGACTACATCTGGATCGGCAACGTCCAGGGCGGCGACTTCGCCGCCGGCGGCGCGGGCCGCACCCTGATCTGGACCGGGGACACCGGCGGCGAGCTCTTCGTCACGGAGACCTACCGCAACGAGCAGATCCGCTCCGACGTGATCCGCGTCCGCTCGAACACCGACGAGAAAATCGTCTCGGCCCGCAGCGGCACCCTGATCGCCACGCAGTTCGCGTAACCCCTTGGCCGCCCCGGCAGGGCGGTCCGGTTTGCAGGCATGGAGAGCCCCGAGTCACTGGTTGACTCGGGGCTTTCTGCTACATGAGCGAGTTCGCCCAGTCCTTCGCCAGCGCCTACGAGGCCGCCCAGACGGTCTTCGGGGACACCTGCACGATCGCCGGGCAGACCTACACCTGCGTCATCCACGGCTTCGACCTCCGCGAGGGCATCCGCCCCGGCCAGAGCGCCGGCCGCAGCCAAGAGGCCGCCGGCGTCGTCATCCTCTCCGTCACGCAATGGGAGGACGCCAAGACCCGCCTTGTCGCCCAGGGCAAGAAGACCAAGGGCGCCCACATCACCATCCCCGGCGGCACCTTCCGCGTCCTGAACGACCCGGACGCCGGCTACGACAGCCACACCGTCGAGCTCCAGCTCGGCCCACTCACCACCTGACCACTATGAACCCGAACGTCCAAAAAGCCCTCCAGAACTCGGCCAAGCGCCCGCTCAAGACCTCCTACCAGAACCCGTTCGCCATGCGCCGCACGATGGCCGGGGACATCCGCGTCGCCCCCACGGTGGAGGCGCTGAAGAAGACCGGCATGAGCCACGCCGCCGCCCGCACGGCGTCCGAGGCGAAGGCCTACTACGCCGGCGACAAGGTCGACGCCCGCGCCACCACCGCAGGCATGCTGCGGAACTACCGCAAGACCAAGATGCTCTCCGCCGCCGACCGTGCGGCCCTCCTCGAGTTCGCCCGGGGCGACCAAGTCGCCAAGTGGCTACCTACCCAGCGCCCCGACGTAATCAAGGAGCTGATGCCCGATCTCCCCCACGCCACGTCGAAGCCCGGGGCGGTTCGGGCCGCGCTGACCGGCGCCGCGGAGTCCCGGAACAACATCGCCGCCTACGTCAAGATGTCCCGTCGCCGCCGCGACACGGCCAAGGAATGGGCGAAGGGGTTGAAGTTCTAGTCCGTGTCCTCCCCCGCCATCACCACCGACCCGAAGCTCGCCATCGAGCGGGCCTTCGTGGCGCTCCTCCTCGCCGACCCCGCCCTCGCGGCCGGCATCGACATCGTCGCGGCCAGCGACCGCGACGTATTGGTCGGGCCCCTACACGCCTTCGTGCTCTGCACCGACTTCACCCAGGTCACGCGCGGCACGCCCAACGGCAACGCCACCGTCGCCATCGGCCTCGTGACCGACATGGACGACCACGGCGAGGCGGTCCGCCAGGACTGGCGCGACCGCGTCCTCACGGCCCTCACCGCCGCCCCGCAGCCCGCCCCCGACTACCTGACTGGCTGCAAGCTCATCGCCTGGTCCCTCGGCGCCCTCAAGGAGGATTCCAACGACCGGAAGGTCATGGATGTCGTCCCCCTTCGCGTGGCGGCCTGCGCATCCTGACGTCGGGATGGTTGACAGACCTGGGATGGCACTATGGCCATCTCCAAAGTTTTCGCTACGGGCAAGGAGTTCGAGTTCGGCGTTCTCACCGCGGCTGACGCCGCGGCCGCCGTCACCGCCAAAGGCTCGTTCTGCGCGGGCATCTCCACCATCGTCTCCGCCGACTTCACCGGCGGCTACGACACCAACATCACCGCCAAGGACGAGGACGGCGATGTCGTCGCCCACGCCTTCGGCAACCTCAAGTATTCCGGCTCCATCGAGGGCTACGCCACCACCACCGCCACCCTCCCCGTGGCCGGCGCCGTGGCGGTCATCCGCGGCAAATACGCCAAGGTCATGTCCGTCACCGTCACCGCCTCCAACGAGGACTGGCTCATGGTGAAGGTGGACTGCGAAGGCTACGAGGGCCTCTCCTACACCTGATAGGGGTTGACGCCTCCGCCTCGGCATGACCGAGGCCGTTCAGTTCGTCCACGACGAGCGTTTCGTAGAGCCGTTCCTCAACCGACCGCACACGGTCCTTGGGGAACGGCTCTTGCCGTTTTCGCTCTGGACGCAGTTCAACCTCGAGCTCATCCAGTCCCCGTTCCTGCTCGGGCACCGCGAGCCCACTTTGCACGACCTCTGGGCCGCCGTCCGGTGCGCGAGCACGCCCTGGACCCCGGCCCACTACGGCCCCGATCTTGCCGTCCCGCGCCGCCTCTTTGCCCGGCTCGCGTGGTCGCTGCGCTACCAACGCTACGATCTTCGCATGGAGACGGCCAAGTTCGCGGTCTACATGCGGGACTTCGCCACTGGCCCGCGCTTCTGGTCCAACCACCACAAAGGCACTTGCGACCGCGCCGGCAGCGACCTGGACGACAACCTCGAGCTCGCCGGCATGATCGAGCACGGGTTCAAGCTGTCGCCGGAGACCGTCTGGACGATGCCCCTCGGGCAGCTCCGTTGGCGCGCGGCGATCCTGAACCGGATCAAGGGTGGCGACCTTCGCGTCTGGACGCCTCTGGACGAGCAGCGCGCCGAGGCCCACCGCAAGGAACAGGAGGCCGCGATCAAGGCCCGTGCCGACGAGTTGGTCCGCACCCGCCCGCGCATGACGCCCGAGACCGCCGAGCGCCTCGCCCGGGACGAGCTGAGGGCCAAGGCCGCGGCCAACCTCAATCGTCTCACCAACCAAGGCCCCGTGCCCCCGCCCGCCGAACCACTCTGACATGGACAACAACCTTTCCACTGGCCGCAGCCGGCTCAACTCCCAGCTCGTCGCCGGGGCCGCCACCATCGCCGGCCCGGCCGCCGACCTTGCCGCAGGCGCGTCCAAGATGCAGGTCGCCGCCAACGTCCTGAAAGACGCCTTCATGGAGAAGCTCCTGGGGCCGACCGCCCTTTTCGCCGGTGGCCTCGCGGGCATCCTACTCACGATGCGGAAGATCGTCCGGGAGTCGGGCATCCTGGAGCGCGGCCTCAAGTCGATCAGCCAGCTCCAGGGCATTGAGGGCAAGTTCGAGACCCTGCTCCGCAGCGCCGAGCTGGCGAAGAAGCGCATCCAGGAGCTCTACGCCTTCACCGCGAACTCCCCTTTCAAGTTCGACGCCGTCGCCGACGCCAACCTGCAACTGCTCCGGCTCACGAAAGGCGCCTTCGCCGGTGCCCGGGCGATGGAGATGATCGGCGACGCCGCTGCGGCCACGGGCAACCAGGTCCAAGACATGGCCCACGTCGTCGGCCGGCTCTACGACGCGCTCGCGCGGGGGCGCTCCATCGACCGCGTGCTCTTCCAGTTTCAGGGCACGGGCGTCGTCACCGACGAGCTGGCGGAAAAGCTGCAACATCTCGAACTGACCGGAGCGTCCTTCTCCGACAAGTGGGCGGAGGTCGAGAAGGTCCTCGCCCGCACCGAGGGCGGCATGAAGAAGGAGATGGAGACCTTGGAGTCGCTGAACGCGAAGCTCGAGGAGTCCCGCCGCCTCATGGAGCAGGGCTTCGCCGCCCCCTTCACCGAGGCCCAGTCCAACTCGATCCGTGTGATGACCGAGGCCACGCGCAACCTGATCCCCGTGCTCGCCCAGGTCGGTCGCGACATGGCGGCCGTCAGCGGGCTCGTCCACGACTTCAAGACCGGCATCGTCGAGAACACTCTCGCCCTCCCGGGTATGCAGAAGGCCCTGCTTGGCGTCTGGGAGGCGGTGAAGATCACACTCGCCGTGCTCTCCGCGATGACCGCGATCAGCTTCGTCAAGGGCATCACCGAGATGAAGGGGTTCCTCCTCTCCACGCTCGGCGCCGCCTCGGCCGCGAGCAAGTCGGCGACCGCGGTCGAGCAGCTCACCAAAGCCAAAGCGTCGCTCTCGGCGGTTACTGCCAGCCTGACCCGTCTCCAGTTTCTCGAGGCCGCCAGCGCCGGGCTCGCTGCGGCGAAGAACGGCCTGCTCGCCACCATGTCGATCCTGCACGCCGCCGGCATGAAGGCCGCCGCGGGTGCGACCGGCCTCGCCGCCGTGGCCAACTACGCGCTCGGCGTCAGCACGGTCGTCGCCGCCAAGGGCCTCGGCTTGGTCCGCGTCGCCCTGGGCTTCGTGCTCGGTCAGCTCAAGGCCGCCACCGTCGCCCTCTTCACCAACCCGTGGACCGCCCTGATCGGGGCGCTCACCCTTGCCGCGATGGCCTATTACCGTTGGACTGCCGCCGCCCGTGAGACTGCCCGGGTCGCCGCGCAGACGGCCGCCAACATCGCCGCCATGCGCAAGGAGCTCGAGAAGGGCCGCGATGGAGTGAAGAACCTCGACGACTGGCAGGCCCGTATGCAGAAGCTCCGCGCCGAATACCTGGAGACGGCCGAGGCCATCGCGAAGTTCAACGCCGAGGTCGCCGCAGGTGAGGACAAGTCGGCGGAGCAGATTGGGCGGAACGAGGAGACCGTGACTTATCTCCGGGATTTGCGGAAGGAGCTCACGAGCGAAGCCACTCGAGACAGGTCCCAGCTTGGGCTCACCCCGAAGGAGATTGAGGACCTCCGGCAGGACCAGGCGGAGCGCCGCGATGCCGAGGAGCGCGATTACCAGCGCCGGCTCAATGCCACCACCGACCCGGACGCGCGCGTTCGGATGCAGGAGCAACGCGCCGCCGAACTGGAGGCGCGAGCCGCCGTGGCCCAGGCCTCGAAGGACGCCGCGCGCAGCGCCGGCGCCGGCCCCGACGCGGCCCGCCGTGAGCAACTCCGTAACGAAGCGGGCTTCGACCAGGCGACCTTCGACTCTCGTCGAGCCGCGGTGCGCGGGCGGACGTTCAAGGCCAACGTCAGTCGGGGCCGGGCGGGAAGGGGCGGCGCCGAGATTGCCCGCCAGATTGCCCGCCAGAAGGCCGCCTTCAAGGCTCGTCAGCAGGCTGACCTTGCCGCCATTGACGCGGAGGAGAAGGCCCGCGCGGCGGCGCGGGACGAGGAGATCCGCCAGATCAACCTCCGCTCCACGGACGAGCGTGTCGCCGCCAAGCAGCGGCTTGAGGACGCGCGTAAGGAGGGCGCGAGCCGGGAGGACCTCATCCGCCTCGAGCGCGACTACGCCAACGCGCAAGCTCGGGTGGAAGGTGCGAATGACCTGGGCCAGCAGGCCCAGGACGCGCGTCAGGATGCCGAGCTCTCCGCGCGCCTGCGTGCGCGTGAACGGGCCGACTTGGAGGCCAGCGCCGCGTTCGACCAGGACATCGCCACCGCGGTTGCCAGCGGCAACAAGGCCGAGGTCGAGCGCCTGCGTTTCCTGAAGCAACAGGCCGACCTCGACCGTCAGATCGCCGCCGCCATCGAGGACAAGAACCAGGCCCTTTCCGACTCGCTCGTCGCCCAGAAGGCGCTCAACGCCGCCCAGCGCGAAGCCGACCAGGAGAGCTTCCGCAAGGACGCCGCGGTGCAACGCGCCATCGACGATGCCCGGGCCCGTGGCGACAACCGAGGCGCCCAGGCCCTCGAGGATGCGGAGCGCCTGCGCAAGATGCGCGAGGAGTATGCGGCCGCCGGCATGACCTCCGGCCAGGCGGATGCCGACTTCGCCACGTCGCTCATGGCCCAGGCCGCCGGCCGTATGCCGGGGATCGTGTCCGACTCGCGCGCGTCCATCGGCGGCGGTGGCGGCACCTTCCAGGGCCGCGACCCCATTCTCGCCGCTCAGGAGCGGTCCGCCCGGGGCATCGAGACGGCCAACGGTCTACTCCGCGAGATCCGGGACCGCCTGCCCGACGAGGACTAGTCGACAGGGCGCTGGAGGAAATCGGGGGCGAGCCGGCTCGCCTCGGCGACCACCCGGCTTCGGTGCTCTTTTGCCGAGGGGCGGTCGTCGAGGATGTCGGGGCTGTCCTCGCGAGCCCCGGCAAGCAACCACAGCCGCCTCGAGATATCCGCGGGGAGTTCCGCGGCAGCGATGCGGGCGTGGACCGGGGCCCAGTCCTCCTTCGGGGAGGTGGCCATAATGAGCGCCACGAGCTCCGTCGTCTTTGCTTGCTGCTCCGCGCTCGGTCCGCCGCACCCCACCAAGGCCAGCATCGCCAGAACCAGCATCAGCTTCTTCATGCCGTCTACCCTACGGCTACCCTGGTTGACGTCAACCAATCGGCGTGCCGCTCACGCTCCACGACGACGCCTCTTCCAAACTTGTCCTCACCACGGGCGGGCAGCTCGTCACCGACCGCTACGGCATGTCCGCCGCCCGCGCCGTCTGGTGGTATCACGGCCCGAATCCCGAGGGGCAGGTCGCCATCTTCAGCAATCACCCCCGCTGGTCCTTCCTCGAGATGGACAAGCGCACTATCAGCCGCCGCGACGACGGCTCGTGGGACATCGTGGGCGACTACTTCGGTGTCCAGGGCAGTCCTGACCCAATCTACGCGCTCGACATCAGCACCGGCCAGGAGCCGCTGGAGACCAATCCCGATTTTGCTACGTTCGCGGGTCTCGACGGCCCTCCGCCCGCCCCCGGGTCGACCACGGCGGGCGCGGTGTTTGACGAGGACGGCCTCTTCATCGGCTTCAAGTCCGGCGAGTTCATCGGCGTGAAGGCCTACCTGAACGCCAGCGCCGTGTGGCGGGAGACGCGTGTCAGCAAGACCCGGCCGACGGGGAGCGAGCTGGCGAGCATCGGCAAGATTGACAGCCCCAACGGGACGCCGCCGACCCCGTCCGGCCGGAATTGGCTTTTCGGCAGCCTGAGCTACGAGCAGAAGGCCAAGACGTTCACCATCCGCCGCGAGTGGCTCCTAAGCGGCCCTGCGGGCTGGAACTCAACTCTCTATGGGCCTTAAACGCGAGCGGGGCATCCGTCGGTCAAGCGGCATCGACTCGGTCTCCTTGGCCGGGCCGGGGCTGCGCGTGCAGGTCCTCCCCGGCGGCCGGCGCATCCTGACCGCGGATCTGCCCCGGCGTCGCGCGACGTCGGCCGCGGAGGCCGGCGCTCTGACTCTGACCAAGACCGCGCCGCCGGGCTGGGTGCGCCCCGGGGGCCAGCTCGGCAACCCCGTCTGGGTGACCTGGGGGACGGCGGGCGGCGTAGTGCCCGCACCGAGCGCCTTCACGGCGGCGCTCTTCTACCTCGACGGCCCCGGCACCGTCTACGTGTGGGCAAAGATCGGGCTCAACCAAGCCCAACCGCTGATTTGCACGAGTCTGGCCTTTGTCTTCGACACCAACCCCTCCGCCTATCCCCAGGCCCCTTTCGACGAGACGACCGGCGCCCCGCCTGCGTTCCTGTATGTGCCTCTCGGATACGTCGTCTCCGGGACGGGTGGCGCGATCACGGAGATCAAAAACACTGGCAGCGGGTCCATCGTGGTCGCCACCCACTTGGCGAACGTCAGCACCAACGCCCTCGGGCAAGTGCTGAACTTCACCCGCTCCCTGTCTTGGTGGAGGACACCCGATGCCGCGGTTGCCTAACGACTACCGGGCGCCGTTCAGCCGGGCGCGGTGGTTTAACTCCGCGAACCCTTTGCGGGATTGGAACGCGAGCTTCGACGCTGCCCACTCAGGCACGCGCCCAGGGAACCATACCTACGGGGCGGACTTGGAGGAAGCCCCGGACGCCGGGTTCCTCGGCCCCGAGATCGGCGCCTGGAACGCGGTGACCGCCGTGGGTGGGACCAGTGAAACCACGGCCGCTTTTTTCCAACGTCGGACGGTTACGTTTCAAGCGTGGGGATTCGAGGCGTTTACGCCGGACAATTACGACTTTGACCCCCCACCGCCCCCGCTCCCGGCCGTGGACTACAAGCTCTACAAGACGTGGACCAGCTCGGGGACTACCCGGCGTGTGCCACCCTTCACGTCCTACTACGAGCACTGGGTCGCGGGCGGGGCGCAGACGCACCCCGGGCTGGTGTGGACCGGCACTGTGTGGGGGCTCGGCGCGCTGCCCACGGGGGACACGCTGGAGCGATACGAGGACGGCAGCGGGTGCGCGCTGTCCGGGTGGACGTTTGTCAGCTCAACTCCGGGGCGCTACGCGCCCTTTTCGTTCCGCGACTCCGGCTACGGCCAGACCTGGACCACGGCGGACGGACTGACCGCCGCTCGGGAACCGGACTGCGCTGACGAGGAGTTTTCGGTGACACTGAGCGACCCCTGCACGTGGGCGGACTGCTACGCCCGCGCGCAGGCGGCTGCGGCTAGCGGGAACGTCGGGCCGCTGGGGAATGGAGATGGTCCCGTGGCTTCCAATAGCGCAGATGCCAGCGGAGGCGGAGCCGACGATAGGTGGGCTTTCTCGGTTGCGGGTCGATACCGCTTGAGCGGGACGGCAGTGCCCTACGCGCGCCGCGTGAAATGGAAGGAGGTCACGCGACGCAACCGGATGCTGGTCGTCGCGGATAGCTCTGGCGGCTACTTCGTCGCCAGCCGAAGCACGCTCCTCAGCGAGCCAATCACACACCCCTACCACGACGAGTTTGGCGCGTGGTCGCCGAGCGATCTTAGGTGGAGTGCCACCGCGGAGAAGCAATTCCGCTACCGGCGCGACGGGCAGGGGATCGGGAACCTCCAACTGGTCGGAGGCTTGAGCCTCGCGCAAGGCTTCGTATGGGCGACGCGCGTGCGCGGATTGTTGGCCGACAAGACGGAGTGGGTGAGTGGGATGAAGCTCCGACTGCGCACCGGGGCGGGCAACATCGACCTACCCATCTCCGCCGACGGAGAAACCCCGATCCACGAAGTCGTCCTGGCGGCCATGACCGACACGGGATACCTCTACGACGCCGACGTGATCGACGCAGGCGGCACAGAACTCCCACAAGTCGGTTTCCGGGTGCTCTACCGGCAGCGCCGCCGGCTCTGGATCGCAGGCCATGCGGCGCTCGACGGAACAAGCACCGACCTAGTGCCGATTCGCTTCCGGGTAGAGACGGACACCACCGTCCGAACTGCGCAGAACCACGCGGCGGATCGCTGGCCCTGCGTCGGCACCGCCACCCTGACCACGGTGCGCGCCTACTCCGCGACCACGGGTCTCCCCGAATGGGACTCGTCCACCATCGGGGTGGTCACGGTGAAGACGGGCACGTGCAATGGAATCGTGAATGTCTTCCACTCGCATCGCGACGGCCTCGGATCGGTGACGGTGACGCGGACCCCGAGTGAATGGACGCGGACCTTCACCTATGCGCCGACCGGCGGCTGGTATCTGGATCGGCCGGTAGCCCTGAACGAGCCGGACCCCGAGGGGGACGTCATTTCCGAGATCGAGCGAACCGAGGTGGTGCCCGCCAACGCGCTCGCCGCGGATTACTACGTCTCGTCGGCCGTTCGCGGAGCCAGCGTGTTCCTCGAGGCCGCGACGGTCGTGCGTATGGAGCCGGTGCTCTGAAGGTTGACGTCCCGACGTCGGGATATGCGTCTCACCGTTGACCTCGACCTTCGCCAAGTCATCGCGGGCCCTGGCGTCCGCCAAGCCGTTGCCAGCCTCTACCTGACTCGCGGCGACGCCCTCGACCTGGAGATCCAGTTCGTCCAGAACAACGTCGTCGTCGACCCGACCCCGGACAGCCTCTTCTTCTGCGTCAAGCCGGCGGGGGTGCATGATGGGGACCCCCTCGTGCTGGCGACGGACTTCGTGAAGTCGGGCAGCGGCACGACGGCCTACTGGACTTGCCAGCCGAACCTCGCCACGACCCCGCTCGATGCGGCGCTGGGCTTGGGCGGCGGGACCGACGTCTCGAGTCTCACCGCCACCGCGGAGATCGGGTTCATCACCAGCGGGCGCCAGACGACCACCCGTGCGCTGCGCTGCGTGATCGAGAACGATCTGTTCCGCGGTAGCGAGTCCACGCCGAACGCATACCCCACGGGGACCACGCTCACCTTCTACCGCACGATCACCGCCCTCACCGGCGGCACCGACGCCCTCGACGGAATCCCGACTTCGGGATTAGGCGTCGGAGTCTTGGTGCAGATCCTAATCGGGGGGCTGCTCCAGACCTGGCAGCTCCAGGCGGGCACGACTGCCGAGGACGTCGGCGCCGGCGTTGTCCGTCCCGACGATTACGCGGCCAGCACCAATGAGAAGGTCTGGGTGCGGCTGACGACGGGGGCGTCGGGCGACGCCATCCTCCTCCCCGCCGCGTGGGCCGAGGTTGTGGACGGGGAAAGCTACGTCGTCTTCGGAGGCGGTCGCGCAGCCACGGCGATCCGCACCGCTGTTCTCGTCCACAACCTCGGTGTTGAGGACTTCACTCTGACCTCTTCCGGCACCGGTGGTCCAATCGTCATTGCCCCCGGCGAGGCCGTCCAGTTTAGCTCCATTCCGCAAGGCGGGCTCTACGGGTTGGAGGTGCTGGAGCGGAAGACCCCTGCCCTACTGGAGAACGGTGAACTGGTCGGCCCGATCATCCCGCAGATGCTCTTGGAGAGTGACACGACCACGATCCCGGGTCTGCGCCACCTCTTCGCCCGAGTCGATAGTCTCACCGCCCCTACCCGCGTGAAACTCGGCATCGGCGACGGCGTGAACACCGCTGGGGTGCTCGCCGCAGGAGGCGGAAGCAGTATCCTCAAATATGATACGAATTGGGCTACGGTGGAGAACGGCACGCAATTGATCCTGTTTGGTGACGGTGATACCCTGTTTGTCGTGAACTCTGCCCGGATGGGCCTCCGGGTTGCGAACATCGGGACGGTTTGGGCCTACATCTCCGACACGATTGGCGGTTACGATCTTTTGATCCCCGCTCAGACCATCGTGACGTTTCACACTGTCGATGAAGGTGGCGGGGCGTTCAGCTTCATTCAACTCGCGCAGGAACCGATTGGTGGCACCGTCCCCGACGCGACCGCGACGGTCGCGGGGAAGGTTGTCCTAGCCGGTGCGTTCACGGCCACCGTGTCCGCCGCTGGCAACACAAATCTCGCGCTTCTGGCGACTCAGCCGAACGAGGTGGCGACGATCACCGCCGGGGCTGGCGCGGGTGGATACACCCACACGGTCACGCTCCAATCGACCAACGCACACGCAGGCGCGTTCATCACGGTCAACGTTGATCTGCCTGCCTCGAACAACCCGCGAATCGAACTGCGCAACCTCACCAGCGGCGGGACGCTGATTGACGAGGCAATCGGCAACGGGACCGCTCGCCGGGTGGTCATGCGTTGCCAGTTCGACGGCACAAACTGGTCGTTGGTTTCACGTATGCCGATGGAGGAGTCCTTCATCTTCCGTCGCGACACTGGCGGTCCTGCCGGGTCTACCGGCGCGCTCCCCGGTCCGTTCACGTGGGCGCTCCCCATCCGCGCACGCTCCATTCGTTGCGAGCTTCTGTCTGGCGGCTCTGGCGCTGGGTCTGGCCGACGTGGCGCGGCTGGCACGGCGCGGGGCGGTGGCGGGGGTGGGAGCGGCGGCAACGGCCTCGACATCGAGGTGCCCGCTTCGACCTTCGGGGGCGGCGGAGCGACGATCACGGCGACCATCGGTGCCGGTGGGCTTGGCGGAGCGGCTCCCACGACTGATAACACGGACGGCAACCCCGGCACTCATGGTGGGGATACCAGTATTTCCGGTGGAGGCACGCAGATACTTGCCCCGGGCACGTTATACCCCACCGGTAACGGACGGGGACGCGCCGGGACGACCACTGGCGGAGCGCAGAGCACCCGAGGGGGTTACTGCAACCGCCCCGGGACGCAAGGCGGCGCGGGTAGCGTCTCCGCGGCGGGCTCCTCTATCGGCATATCGACTGACTTTGAAATCCCCGGAGGTAGCGGTGGCGCAGGGGGTGGCGGCATCGACGCCAGCAACAACCATTACGCAGGCGGGGGCGTATCAGGTCCGAGCACCGCAGCGTTTATCACGAACAACAATTGGACTGCGACTGTTGGCGCGGCGGGTGGCGGAGACGGAGTAACCGCGACCTACGGTGGTCCCCTTGTTTTGTGGGGAGCGTTCTCGGCTTCCGGTGGTGGCGGTAACAATGCCGGTGGAGGTGGGCAGGGTGGGGACGGTTATTTCCCCGGAGGAGGGGGAGCGGGCGCGGGCGCATCCACCAATGGCACGACCGGAAAGCGAGGCGGCAATGGAGCCGCCGGTATCCTCCGACTCACCGTCCGTTACTGACCTACCATGAGCACTCAATTCGCACTCGTCTCCATCTCCACCGGGCGTGTTCAGACCTTCGTCGGTCCCGACATCCCCGAGCACTGGACTCCGCCCGAGGGCTACTCCCTCGTATCCGCCGATCAACTACCCGAGGGCTGGCAACGTGAGCCGTCCGCGCCGGCAGGTCCTCTGCGCTTCGATAACTGGTTGGAGTTCGTTCGCCACTGCCGGGCCAAGGCACCGGGAGTGTATGAGCGTGTAGTTGCCACGTCACTACAAAGCCCCGCAATCTTCATTTGGCTCTCGGAGGCGATGGGGCAGGGAGAGATGTTCATGGATCATCCGCAGACCATCGCCGGGTTCGCTGCGTTGGTTCAGGCGCAAGTCATCACCCAAGCTGAGCGCGACGCGATTTTCACGCCATGAGCACGACGCGAAGAGGCTCCCCTACCGGCGTCACGTCACGCGGCCCTTTGGTCTCGGACGACCCATTCACCGTTGCTCTGAATCCGGTGTCCCGAGTCGTCACTCCCGGGTTCGCCCCCGCTACGGATTTTGACTCCCAATATGCCTCGTTCACCGACACAGTCGTCCAAGAGGTTCAAGGGGTTGTTTCAGGCACTTCGACTACTCCTGAGTGGTCGGTTGTCGGGCCGGCCACTATCGCCTCGAACGGTCGAGTCACCGCCACTTCCTATTCGTCCAATATCACGGTCAACGTGCAGGTGGGCCGAATCAAGAAGCGGGCGGGGACGTTCGTCTCCACCGTGAGCGGCGGAGTCTACTCCGAGCTAACTGGATGGACCCCCGGCACACTCGCTCACCATATCGACGCTGCGATCAAGGCGGCGGTGGCTGGAAAGACCCCAAGCCCGACCACGATGAATGTCGCTCCGAGTGACATCCGCAACACGAGCCTCTGGGTGCCGTGGGACGTGTCGGCCATCCACTGTCCGGTGGGTGCGCGGTGGCATCAAGGCGCGATGATCCACCCCCGTTTCAGCGTCCTGTGTCATCATTGGCCGTGGGTGGTCGCGAACGTGGTCGGTTCGACTCACGCTCTCATCACCAACGGCAACGTAGTCCAGACCCGAACCGTGACAGCAGGCGTGGACCTCGGCGGTGACCAGATGCTCGTGATGTTCGACTCGCCCTTCACAGACATCACTCCCATCGCCATCCCGCCCGCGAACTGGTCGGATAAGTTTCGCGCCGGATCAACCGTCGCGTCCTCCCGGTTGCCAGTGGTCAAAGGCAAACGTGAGTTCGGAGGCTCGCAGGGATTCCAGCTTGGCCTCGGGTTCCTGAACTCCGGCCTCGGGGTGTCGAATACGGCTCGTCCATCTGAACTCGCCCCGTGGTATCTCGAATGGGTTTCCGGTGACTCAGGTTCATTCGTCGGAGTGCCGGTCAACGGAGAGCTTGTGCTTCTCGGCAAGGGGTGGACCGGAGGAGGCGTGAACGACGACGGCATGGGGACCCTCGTTGGCAAAACCGGAGCCATCCAATCCGCGATGGAGACCCTGCTGCCCGGCTCCTCTTCTGCTCTGCGATTCCCGAACATTTCGGCCTTCACTAGCCGGCCATGAAAAACACCGACCCCTTCGTCCCGACTCGTCGCGGCATGAGCCCGCGTAAGAAAATCGAGCTCTGGCACGTCGCGCTTGCGCTCGCCCTCGCCGGCCTCGGGCTCGCGCTCTGGATCGACCTCGCACGATGAAAACCGCCGCCCACCTCCTGCTCATCACGCTCGCCCTCGTCGGTAGTGGCTGCTCCACTACGGGCGGCTCCGGCCCCTTCGGCTGGTGGGCCGCACGTGGCGAGCGCGCCGTGGTCAAGGCCGAGGCGAAGGTCGCGACCACGGAGGGCGACGTGCTGCGGCGCGCGCAGGAGCGCGTGCAGGAGGCCGTCATCGCCCTGCTCACCGCGCCCGCCTCGCGCCCGGTCGAAGTGGCGAGCGAGGCCGCCGGCCAGGCATCCGCCCTGCTCGCCGAGGTAAACGGTCCGCTCACCGTTGCGCAGCTCGCCAGCGTGCGCGCCCAGGTCGAGGCCCTGCTCTCGGATAACGAGGCCCTGCGTGCCGAGGGCGAACGGTTGCGTGCCGCGCAGCGCGCCGCCGACGAGTCCGCCTCCGCGCAGCTCACCGCCCTGCGCGGAGAACTCGCCGCCTCCGAGGCCCGCGCGCGCAGCATCGCCGCGCACAACGCCGTCTTGGCGGGGCGTTACACCAAAGCCCTCTGGGCCTCCGGCGGCCTGGCGGTGCTCACCGCGCTCGGGTGGGCCGCCGGGATCTACCTCAAGCTCGCCACCGGCAACGCCACCGCCGCGACGGGGGAGCTGCTCGCCCTGATCGACCGCAAGGCGCCGTTCCTGTCCACCGTCGCGCGCGGCGTGGCCGACTCGCCGCTCTGGCAGAGTCAGCAGGCCAAGATCGCGGCCCTCGTGCCCCAGCTCCGCTCGGCGCAAGACCAGGCTCAAATCTGATTGACACACCAATGACCGTCATGGGCAAAGAAACCAACCTTAACACCATCCTGATCGCCGTCCTCCTGGGCGTCTCGGGGTGGGTGGCTTTCAAGACCAGCGAGACCGGCGAGAAGGTCTCCGCGCTCGTCGAAGCCAAGTCGACGAATGATCGCGAGCTTCTCGACCTCCGACAGCGCATGGCCGCCGTTGAGATCAAGCTGGCGCAGATCGAGGGCCGTGGTGCTTCCAAATGAGCTGCGCGTCCGCTCCCTGGGTCTTCGACGAGGTCAGTCGAAACGTCCACCGCTTCGACCTCACGTTGCCCCGGGTGGGTGACGAGTTCCGGGCACTCCTCACGAGCGACGTCCACTGGGACAACCCCCATTGCGACCGGGCGCTCTACGAGAAGCTCCTGAAGCGTGCGAAGAAGGACGACTGCCCCGTCCTCGACATCGGCGACTGGTTCTGCGCGATGCAGGGCAAGTTCGATAAGCGCGGCAGCAAAAGCGACATCCGCAAGGAGCACCAGACCAGCAAGTATTTCGACTCCCTCGTGGAGACAGGCGCGGCCTACCTCGAGCCCTACAAGGACATCATCACCCTGCGGGGGGTCGGGAACCACGAGTCGGCGGTGAAGCGCATGCACGAGACCGACCTCGTCGAACGCACGACCGAGCGGCTTCAGGCGATGGGCAGTCCGGCGCGGGCCGGGGGCTTCAGCGGCTACGTCCGCTTCCACGTCACCTACAACCACACCAGCAAGCACAGCCTCACCTACTGGTATCACCACGGGCACGGGGGCGGCGGCCCGGTGACTCGCGGCGTCATCCAGACCAACCGCCACGCGGTCTTTCTCCCTGACGCCGACATCTGCCACACGGGGCACACCCACGACGGCTACATTCTACCCATCGCCCGCGTCCGACTCAACCGGGCGAATCGGGTCGAGCATTGCCGCCAGGTCCACGTCAGCACGCCAGGTTTCAAGGAGGAGTATGGCGACGGGCACGGCGGCTGGCATATCGAGCGGGGCGCCCCGCCGAAGCCGGTCGGCGCAGCTTGGCTGCGGATCTTCCACGACGAGGGTGGCAAGATCGACTTCGAGGTCACCGAGGCCCGCTAAGGGTTCCCGACGTCGGGTTTGTTCCCTTTCCGTTCCCTGAAACCCTCTTCAGAGGGAGAATGGTGCCCAGAACAGGCCTTCCGCTGGCCCCGTCCAGAGGAACCCCGTCCGCCGTGGAATAGAGTTGTCCGCCTCGGTCTGTCCCCTTTTGGTCCCTGCCGATGGCCTGGCCGAGGACGATCAAGAAGGGCAACGCGAGCGTGAAGGTCTACCGCGTGAGACACGAGACGAACCGCACCGGCTGGGCCTTCGTCCTGGTCTGGCAAACCGCCGAGGGCCGCAAGAAACAGAAGTTCGCCGACGAGGCCGCCGCGCTCGAGGAGGCCGGGCTGAAGGCCAAGCAGCTCAACGCCGGTCGGATCGACGCCGCCGGCATGACCTCCGAGGACCGCGCCGAGCTCGCCGCGGCACGGGGGCTCGCCGGTGACACTCCGCTCCTCGTCGCAATTCGCGAATGGCGAACCGCCCGGGACAAGGCGTCACCTTCTACTCACAAGGCCCTTGTTGAGGACGTAGTGGCAAAGTTCTACGCGCAAAAGCAATCGGTGGGCGTCGACACGACGGCCGGCTACGACCGCACCTTGCCGCGCTTCCGGGATCACTTCCGGGGGCGCGCCCTGGAGTCGCTGGGGCTGGCGGAGCTCGACGGCTACCTCGGCCAGTTCGCGAACGCCAACAGCCGCAACAGCCACCGCCAGCGCATCGTCACCCTTTTCCGGTGGGCGCGGAAGCGGAACTACCTCCCGCTGGACACGCTCACCGCCGCGGAGCGCACTGACACCGTCCGGGCGAAGCGTGTCCAGATCGGCCTCGTGACGCCAGCGGAGCTGGCCCTGGCCTACGTCGAGGTTCGCCGGGCGAAGCCGGAGTATGAGCCGGCCCTCATCTTGGCCTCTGCTTGCGGCCTACGGCGCGCGGAGGTCCACGCCCAGACCTGGGACGACATCGACCTTGATCGCGCGTTCCTGCGGGTCAGCAAGGCCAAGCCGCGCACACCGGCGCGGCGGATGGTGCCAATCCCCACGGCGGCGGTGGCGCGGCTTCGGGCGTTGCGTCCGGGCACGACGAAAGGCCCGATCTGCACCAATCTCGCGATTGACCGGATCAGGGATATTTGCCGGACGTCGGGGCTCGACCTCGCCGACAACGGATTTCGCCACTCCTGGATTTCGGCCCGAGTGGCGGTGACGGGCAACGTGAACGAGACCTCGATCGAGGCGGGCAACACGCCGAGCGTGCTGCACCGCCACTACCGGGAGCTCATGCGGAAGGACGAGGCAGAGGCGTGGTTTGCCCTACCAACTCAACCTCCTCCACTCTGAAGAAAGAGACCTCTGCGGCTTCGCTGTTTTCAAGCCGGGCTACGCGCTTCGCCGCTGCCTCGCGGGTCGGGTAGGCGCGCTTGTGGACGGAGCTCCACGGCTCCAATCGGTCGTGCGAGACCACAAGGTAGATTTTCACGACGCCCTCCGCGCCTTCTCTTCGCGCACCAGGTCGAGGCACTTGGCGTAGCCGGCGATGTCCGTCGCATTGTCGCGCTTCGATTTGTGGCACTCGCGCGAGAGCTTCACGCCGATCATGCAGAGCGCCACTTGCTCAGGCGTGACCTCGTCGAGGCCGAGGATGGGCGCCCAGAGGCGGCCCGTGTGCGTGAAGTTGTCGAGCGGGTGCCCGTAGGCGGAGCCGCGGTCCCCAGAGACGAGGCGGTCGGCCTCCTGGCACACGGTCTCCGAGCTTGGCTCGGGCGCAGGCGCAGGTTGATCGAGGTAAACCCGCGGGGCGTGAGCCTCCGGCGGAATGTCGAAGGACGACACGGGATGCCCCGAGCCTTGACGGCGAACTGGCATCCCCAGCCAGAGAGCAAGGCGTATCTCGATG